CATACAGCGTCTTGCCGCTCAGGGTGCCGTCCGGGGCAATGTCCAGATAGTCGCCCACCTTCACGCCGCCCAGCTGGTCTGCCGTAGCGGGCGGCAGGGTGTACGGCGTGCCGAACTTGGCGTCGGTCTGGGCCTTGGTATACCTCTGATCCAGGGCGTCGCCGGTCGCCTTTGCATCAGCCGGTGCGCCCGATACGGTCAGGGTCGTGTCAGTGGACACGATAACCTTTGCGTCGGCGGCACTCTTTGCAGCTGCTTCCTCGCTGGCCTTTGCGGCAGATGCACTAGACGCGGCAGCAGTTTGACTGGCCGCTGCTTCTTCGGCACTGGAAGCAGATTCCTCGGCTTTTGATGCCGAAATACCTGCCTGCTCTTGCGCTGCGCTTATGGCTTTTGCAGTGGCGTCTTTGACTGTCTGGGCTGCTGCTGTGGCCTGTTCTGTGGCAGTTGCCGCCGCGTTTGTGGCTGTTTCCGCACTCTGAACAGCTTCTTCCTGCCGCGCGATAACAGCCTCGCCATACTGCTTCACATACTCAAAGCCCTGTGCAAGGGCTTCCCGTACTTCCACGCCGCGTTCTGCATTGCGGACTTCGGAAATTGCTTCGTCAAATGTCTTATCCAATTTATCACCCCTTTGCGGATGCATAGCCCTTCAGCGAGCGGCTCAGGTCATAGGCGTCACTGGCTTTTCGTGAGCTCAGGGCCTGCAAGTCGCTGACGCTGGAGAAATCAATGCCCAGCGTGAATTCTTTTTTGTCCGGCGCGTCCAAAGGCTCCACAATCTTAGAGCACAAAAGCCAGGTGTTTACCCCGTGCGGGTTGGAGTAGATGTGTGTCATCTTGCCAAAGCCAAGGCGGGCGATATCCACGCCGGCATCCTTGAGGTCCACAGCCTTTACCGTGATTCCGTCAAGGTAACGCAAGTTTTTGGACAGCTCCGCGTTGGCGGCATCCAGAAGCGACTGCGTTGTGTTTTCGGTTCCGTCCTGCACAATGACCCGCGCGATGATGCCAAACAGCTTTTGCGCGGTGGCGTCGTTAGCGGTTGCCGTGATGGTGTTGGTTTTCTCCCACAAAAACCAGCCGGATTTCTTTTTTCCGACGGCAATGACGCGGGTGACGATATCCTCTGCTTTGACGTAGCTGCTCAGGTCGAGCAGGTTTGTGCCGAATGCGATGGGCTGCCCGTTTTTCTCCTGCACTTCCTGGACGTAGTCCAGATACCGGGCCCCGTTTTCGTGCCGGACAATCAGATACCCGCCGTATACATCCACAAGCTCATTTTGGATGACATCCCATGTAACGCCAAAATTTCGTCCATCGCCAAAGGTGTACCGTGGCGCAGAATCGTAACGGACAACGGAAGAATCCGGCAAAGCTGCACCGTTGAACAAAACGGCATAGCCGTCTCCCTGCTTTTCGATTTTCCAATTTTTCGAGACCGTGTCTTTGAGATCGTATTCCGTCTCAGGCGGAAAGGATTTTGAGTGCGTAGCGCATGTGATATCCGGCGTAACCGTTCTTTGCGTGGCTTCGTGCGTCTGGCCGTCACCATCCAAGGATAAAGCCACGTTTACGCTCACGGAAAAAAGGCCGTTTCCAGTGCGCCAGATATACCCGTTTATGGAAGAATCTGCATGCTTTTCATTCAGCGTCCAGCTGTACGCGGATGGATCCGGGGCCGTGTCATCATCCGAGTAGCCGACTTCATATTGGCTTACAAGCTGTACGCCGGACGAGGTATAAAGTCCATATTCATACCTGTAATCGCCGTCACTATCCGGAGTACCCGCCATGTATTCCAGTTTCATCACGCAGTTATGCAGCTCTGGCACCACCACGCTGGTGCTCGGAAAGCCAACATTTCCGCAGACAAACGACTTGTATGCGTCCACCATGCCGGTGTGGTTTTCCAGCAGAAACGAAAGAAATTGCTTGATCGTCACGTCTTTGGCTGTATATGGCGCAACAGAGCTGTCGTTGAGGTAGGCCAGCTCTCCCTCGCAAAAGACTTTTTGACGCAGCATAAAATCCTGCTCATGGCTCATGGGCCTGCCCTCCCAGATGCGCACACCGTCTTGTTCTACGGACACGGTCGTGCGCATTTTTTGCAAAGCTGAGTGAGCCACATTGCCAAGCGGCAGGGTGAATTCCAAGCTACCGGCCTTGCTCACCTCCCGTGTCAGAGTTGGACTGATGATCTTTTTTGTGTCCGTGTAGTCCGTTGGGTCGTAAATGCAGGTCTTTGTCTTCCACACGTCAACGCCGGTCTGGACGCCCGCATAAACTTTATAGCTCATAAGCTGCCCCCCAGATATCGGATGCTAATGCTGCAATCCGCAGACGCCGCAAAGATGAGAGTACCTACAACGCCATCCGGCATATGCAAGCCCTCAATGTACTGCCACTCTGTAGACTTTGCAAGGATGCCAACCTCAAGGCCATTGAGAGACACCGCAATGTCCGCAGCGTCCTCGCTGCGCTTGAAGTAGATGCCAGCCGCTCTTGGTGCACCGGTAACGGTTACGGTGATGTCTTCGTTGGCTTTGAGCTGGATATCCGTATAATCGCGGATGATCGCCGTATCAAATACAAGGTCATCCCACAGCCAGTCATCAGAGCCGTCGTATACACTGCGTTTGAAGGGGTCGCAAGTGCCTGTAATCGTAAACACACAGTATAATGCGTCCTTGCTGACGGACACCTCCCACAGGCCCTCCCAGTAAAAACTGGGGTCATTGTCGAATTTACACTGGAGCCATTTCCCGTGGATGGCGTTTGCGATAGTGCTGTAGAGGTTCTCCCACTGCTTTTTCGGTGCAGTGCACTTGAGTTCCATGGTAATGGTGCGCTTTTTGTAGTGTGGCCTGCCGTCCAAAGAACTGGTCAGGTTGAGCAGGGTATCAGACCCCGGCACCTGCACAAGGTAGTCATCCACCTCAGCAGGGCCGATTTTTGGGCTTCCGACCTTGAGATACAGCCCCCAGTCTTTCAGGGTGTGGAAGTTGCCAATTTGTGCGCCCAAAAGTTTGCCCATTACACACCCCTCGCTTTCCTCGTCACGGTCACACCGATGCGCGCGTCAACATTTTGTGCCATTCTGGGCGAAATGACGCCCACCAGCTCGCCAGAATCCATGACCACCTGACCGGTGCCAATGGCAGGCAGATGCTCGTCCAGAAGCTCCTCGATGCGCTCCAGAATGCTGGTCTGCTTGTCTGCGTGGCTGCTCTGTCCGATCACTCGGTACTGCATCGCAGACCTCGTAGAAAACTCGCTCAGGCTGTCGTACACGCCCACATCGTCAAACGGGCTCTTGTAATTATTGACCGGGTCTTTGCTCTTTTTGTTTTTGGCCCACAGCGCAAGCCCGATGCCGCCAGCTACAGCACCCACAGCGCCAACGCCGAGAATGACGCCAAGGACTGGGTTTGCAGAGATGAACGACACCACAGTGCCAAGCGCAGACGTGATGCCGCCAGCCATACCAGAAAAACCCTGCACAACGCTGCCAAGTGCGCCGCCAACGCCGCCAGAGCTCGCAAGGCCCTGCACGATCTCAGAGAACGCCTTTACAGACGTAGTGGCGCCATCCACTCCGGCAGTAATGCCGTTTGTGAAGATGCTCTGGATAGACCCCAGCGCCTTGCCGATGCCACCGCTGAAGTAGCCCTCATTGACCGCGGTCAGTGCGTCCGCAAGCCACTTAGAGATCACGTCACGCTGATCCTGCGACACTTCGCCCCAGATTAGATTGACAAAATCCAGAGCGAGACCGCCCCAGTCGCCATTTTTGGCGTCACTAAAGGCGCTTTTTACCAGCCCGAAAATGCCCTTATCCAGCTGGCCGGAAGCCTCACTCAGCTGCTGGTCAATGCGGCTCTGGGTGCCCTTTACGCTCTTGTCGATAAGAGTAGAGGTCTCGTTCACCTTATCTTCGATTCCGTCGATGTAGGTGATGATCTTCTCGTAGGTCTCCGCGCCGTTCTTTCCGATGCGCTGGCCGGTCTCTGTGACGGTCTTCTTGATATGCTCGCTGCCGTCGGCGTACTTTTCCACCGCCTGCTGCACCTTTGTGGTGATGCCGTTAAAGGTGGTTTCCGAGACGTTGGTAAAGGTGCCCAGCAGCGTTTTTGACATGTCGTCATAGGTCTTTGTGACCTTTGTGACCGTGCCGTTGACTTTGGTCTCCACCTGCTTAAAGGTCGTGGCAACACCGTTCACCATCTCCTTGCCGGTCGTGGTGGTGGTCTCGGTGATGCGATCTTTGATCTTGCCCGCGCTGTCCTTGACCTTTTCGGTGAGAGTCTGGATGCTAGTGGTCACAGTGCCCAGCGCATTCTGTGCAGCGGTGGTAGCCGTGCTGGAGATGGACGAAATGACCGTTTCGGTGGTGGACCTGGTGGAACCGGAGGATCCGGATTTTTTGCCGCCGGAGGAGCCGCTGCCACCGCCTGTGGTGACGATGGAACTGCTCCCGTTGCCATTGGCTGCCGCCAAATCCGCCTGACGCTGGGACCAGCTCCTATTGCTGATGCCAACGCCTTTTAAGGCGTTTTGCCGCAACCTGTTACGGTTGCTCTGCCGGTTATTTGCATCCGCGTACTCTTCGTAAGTATCAAAGTCAGCCGTGGCTGCTTTTCCGAGAAAACGGTTGAGCTTATAGCTCAGCTGATCCAGCCATGTGGTGGCTTTGCTTGCGAAGTCCTTGAAAGCGTTTTTTGCCGTGTTGATAGGCTCTGTCAGGCCGGTAATCGCGCCTGCGAGACCAATCCAGCCGTCCGTTTTGTAAGCTTCCTGTGCTGCGACGAGCATGTCGTTCAGATTGCCGATTACAACGCCGGCGCCGCTGGATAAATCGCCGGTCAGCAATCCCGCCAGCTGCTTTACATTGTCCTGCAGGGTAGACATGCGCCCATTCATGGTCTGGCTCTGTGTCTCCATAGCACCGTAGTAGCGCCCGCCCTCTTCGCTGGCTGCGATAAGAGCCTGAGACAGCAGGTCATAACTGATGGTCATGTTCTGGACTTCCTGCACCGATTTACCGGTATAGTCGGCCAGAACCTGATAGATGTTGATGCCTGCATAGGCAAACTGCTTGATGTCAATGCTTGCAGCCTTTCCAACGTTGGCGATCTGCTGCAGGTTCTGCGCCATGCGGGACAGTTCCGCATTGCCGCCGCCTGCCGCATTGACCGCGTTGCCAAGTGCCAGAATGACCTTTTCGGAATACCCGGCGTTTTCGCCCGCGCTGATAAGCAGCTGATTTGCCTGCGTCAGAGCTTCGACGTTGAACGGGGTGCGGGCGGCGTCCTCCTGAATCTTTGCCATAGCTTGTTGTGCAGCTTCTGCGCTGCCAAGCATATTGGTAAACCCAACAGTGTAACTCTCGATCTGGGCGTTGTAGTCGATGCCAGACTGAATGAAACTTTTCGCAGCGGCAAGAGCGGCAGAGCTGAGTTTTGAGAAAAGGCCCGCCATGATCGTGCCTTGTGCAATAGCACCGGCCAGAGACTTGCTAGACCCCGATGTGGCGTCCCCAAAGCTGTTCATGTACCCTTCCGCAGTTTTCAGTCCCTGTGCCGTGGTATTGAGTTGGGCCTGAGCTTCTTTCAGCTTCTGGGCAAATTCCTTAGTTTCTTTGGAGGCTTCCCCGGTCTCTCTCCGTGATTTCTGGTAGGCTGCCGTAAAGTGAATGACCTCGCTGTACAGCCGATTATAATCCTTCATCATGGTGGAGACGGCGTCCCTAGTCTGAGACTTTGCCTCTTCCACGCCTTGCCGGTAGGCGCTGTCGTCCAGCCCGAGGGTGGCGCTCAATTCAAAAAGTTTCAGGTTGTTTCACCTCCTCTCAGGCCGTTCAGAATGCGGGTCTTGATTTCTTCCGGGGATTGCTGCGGTTTCGGCCTGCTGTCCACAAGGCTCTCTACACTGTCATACCAACGCTCTTGCTCACCAGCCAGAACGGCCAGTGCGTCGGTCATATATGCCCGGTAGCTGAGTGCGATTTGCTCCTGCCGCAGAGCTGTAATGCAGTGCTGCGCAATGTACGGTTTGCCGATCAGCCGCAGCATATCCAGCCGAATGGTGGAGGTTAAGCGCCGATATCCGTCTGCGCCAACCTCACCAACGAGGACAAAAAATCCAGCACATCCTTATCCTCCACGGTGGCGGTGATGACGCGCAGGGTCTTGAACGGGGTCATGGTTTCGGGGTTGCCATCCTCGTCCACGTCCGGCTCATACAGCAGCGGCAGCAGCTTTGCAGTGCCCTCTGCGTTGTCGAAAAGCAGGCTCTTTGCCATGGCCTTGATGTTCTTCTTGGCCTGCTCATCCTTTTTCTGCGCCAGCTCTTCCGGGGTTTCCTTGCCGGTCAGCATGGGAAGCACCTTGCGCAGCTCGTTGACTTTGGATTTCTGCAGAAGGTCAGACACAGCGTCGGCGATCAGCCAGCAGCGGCGCAGAAACTCGGTTTCGTCCATCTGGTTCAGGGTTTTCATGGGTCGTCCTCCTTATTACGCTGCCGCCTTGGGGCTGTAGTAAAACTCCATCGGCACCACATCGCTGCCCAGCCGGGGGCAGCCGGTGAGGGTGACGGAGATGTTTCCCTTGCCCTTGTCGGTGGTCTTGAGGGTCAAACCGCCGGTGGACAGTGCGTTCATCAGACGTACAGCCACATAGCCACCGTCAATGGTGTCACCGACCCACCAGATGTCCTTAAAGTCGCCGGTGCTTTCCGTCGGATCCAGCGTCATGCGGGGCGTGACCTTCTTTTCTGCCACATCGGCTGCACCAAGTGCCAGCTTGATAACGTCCGTTGTGGCATTCAGGGCCGTAAAGGCCAGCGTGCAGTCGTAGTCCTCGATCTGCATCAGCTCTGCGGTGTTCTTCTGGGCGTTGTCCACGTCCTCGCCCAGATCCGTGAAGTTTGCCTTGCAGGTCGCAGTGATGCCGCCGGTGGTGGCAGTGATGATGTCTGCATCCTGGATCTCGGTCGTGCCGGACGGGTCAAACTTGTTGACCACAATTCCGGCATTGAACTGCATGGACTTGAACGCTTCCTGCGAAATTTTGGAAAATTTTCTTGCCATATTGCTCCTTACTCGCAAAATTGCGTGATTTCAAAATTGAGATATTCGCACAGATACCCTTCAGGCGGGTTGTCGAGGGGCTGTGCCCACGGGGTGCCTTTTTGCAAAAGAATAGCGCCGCCCTCGCAGGAAAGCGTTATGCTGTCCTCGAGGGCTGCGCTGATCGTATCTTCGGTTTGCAGGATGGGGATCCTGCCGCCCTTGCTTGGGTACCACAGCCGGGCGTGGAAGGATGCTGTTTCGTTCCACCCGCCGGGGATGGTGGGCTTGTAGGTCAGATAGGGCAGTGAAGCGGCAGGAGGGATGTTATCTTCCAGATAACCCGGGATGCCAAAGTCGTTGAAAAACGTGTTCAGCGCCCGGTTGATGCTCTCAGACGGTCCCATTACGGCAGCACCGCCTTTTTGCACTTGACGGCCCGCAGGCCCATACCGGACTCCGGCGGGGCTTTGCCCTCATCTGCCGTGCTGGTGATCTGGAAGGTCTGCCCATCACTTACCCGCTTGATGTAGTCCGGGAAGGCCAGCGGAACACCGGTGCCAACAAGCAGCGTGTAAGTAGATGCCGTGTCGGCCTGCTCTGCCACCTGAGCTTCCACGGTGGTGTCGTGGCGCTCCACGGCCTCAAACTCCGGGCCGTCCTGCCAGCCGGACACAAAGCCGCCCACACCGTCCGGCTCATAACTGCGGGTCTGAAAGCGGTATTTTTTGGTAAAGCTCTGCATCACGGTGGATGCAGCGAACGGATTGACCATGTCACATCTTCCTCCACTGGTTGATCTCTGATTTATAGCGGGTCTTGCCGTCTGCGGGAAGGCCGTCCGTGCCTGTAGCCATCGTGCCGGACCACCCGGCAAAGGACTGAGATACATACACGCCGCCGGCCGGGAGCGCCTTGTCGTATGCGTCGATTTTTTCAGCCAGCGCCACAAAATCAGGCGGCACACGCATGGGCTGAACCGTGCCGTTGAAGGTCTCGGCAGTCAGATCGCCGTCCCCGGCCTTGTGTACGCCGTCATTGAAGATGGAGCCGCACACAAGGAAATACTGCCCCGGCACTACCCCGGCGGGCACGGTGTCCGGCTCAAAGGCAAACTCGCCTGCAATGGGGTCGTCTGCCCGGTCAAAGAAATTGTGCGTGTAGGCGCACAGCTCAGGGACGGTCATGCAAAGTCACCCCCTTGCAGGTTAGACCGATTCACCCGGGGTAATGGTCTCGACAGCGATACCGTCCAGATACTCAGCAAACAGGGTCACGCCCATAATGGCGTAGCTCTCGGAGGTTGCGGTGCTGTAGTTTGCCTGAGTGTGGAAGCCGATGAGGTTGCTTGCCTCGCCTGCGGTCCGGTAGACCAGACCTGCGCGGGCAAACTCGCTATCCGCAGGATCCACATAGTACATGACGATGTTGTCTACCGGGGTGGCAATAACCTTTCCCTTCGCAATCTCACTGTCGGACAGCAGGAAGATGGTGTTGTAGCCCATGAAGTCCTTGATATACTGGAAGCCGAACTGGTTCTGCACGGTGATATTGGCATTGCCCAAATAGTCGTACACGTCCATCACGTTGACAAAGCCAACAACGCCGGTCACGGTGCGATGCATGGTCTTGAACTTGTTCTCGACCGCGCCTTTGGCATGTGCCAGCGCCATCTGGAAGGTCTTGGGAGTGCCCTTCAGGGTGCCGGTGTTCAGGAACTTGTAGAACTTATCCGTTACCAGAGCGGTCAGGTCGTACAGGAACTCATCATCGGTCTTCTGCACGGCGACATCGTAGCCGTAATTCTGGATTGCCTCAAGGGTGACAGACTTGCCGTACTTGTCGATGGTGATCTTGCCGTACTCCTTCTCCTTGACGGTGTACTTGCTGAACGGGATCTCTTCGCCCTCGCCCACGGTGCCGCTCTGCAGGGTGCCCTGTGCATACTTGCTCTTGAGCACGGTGCCAGGCTGCATCCGGATAGGGCGCATGATGCCCAGAATGGTGCGCAGATGGTCCCAGTTGCGCTGGAAACGGGTCACAAAGTCGATTTCACGCGCGGCTACGGTGATATCGGTGGTCATGGTGATATTTTCTTTTGCTGCCATGTATTAGTCCTTTCCGCCGCCTGTAAACAGGTCGGCATTTGCAGCAATCGCGGCCTGGCGTTCGCCAGCGTCCTTGATTGCAAAAATTTGGTCTTTGGTCATTTTGGAGCCGGTGTTGGTAGGCGGGGTGTCCACCTTTGCGCCGGTGGTCGTGGTCGTCGCCACAAAATCGCCCCAATCAGCTTTCAGGCTGTCGGTGTGCTTCTTGGCGTCCTTGACGTTGCCCTTTTCGTCCAGCTCCAGCTTGTCGATGTCCTCGCCGGACAGCCGCACAACGCGGTCTGCGTACTTGTCCAGCACTCCGGCGGTCTTCAGCAGCTCCCGGAACTTTGCTTCCTTGGCTGCGTGGGTGTCCTTCTGGGTCTGCTGGTCCTTGTAGTCGGTCAGCGCCTTTTCGGCGGCTTCTTTTTCAGCCTTTGCGCTCTCGGCTGCTTTTTCCGCCTTTTCCGCACGCTGGATCGCTTCGTCCTTTTCATCCATAAGCCCATTTACGATTTCATGGTGAAGGGTCTGAAGCTGATTCACTTTGTCCTTGATGGAAAGCTCCTCGTTTTCCAGAATCGGGCGGATGCTTTTGTTGTCAAATGCCATTGGTGATCCTTTCTCTCCATGTACGGAGTGCCATGTACGGCAATAAGGGTGTTTTCTCGGTCATGTACGCCGATATGGTGCCGCTTGCAGGAATCGAACCCGCGTCCGCTGGTTACAAATCAGCAGCTCTGCCATTGAGCGAAAACGGCATAAAAAAGCGGCTGACGCTGTGCGCCAACCGCTGAATATTAACTTTTTAGTCAAATTCGTAATTTTGAAATTTGAGGTTGTTTTTTAACGGGATGAGTGTCACATGAACATGCACGTTTGCTTCGCCAAGAACTTTATCACAAAGTTTCTGAAGTTTGATTCTTGTATCGTCAATTTCAAAGCAAAGCCGTGTATTTGCTTCCTTATCATCCTCAATTTTCAGCTCTCGGATTTCGTTGGAAATTTCAAGTAGCCGAACTTCGCAAAATTTTGCTTTGTTTTGGAGCTTGAGCTGTTCCAAATGCAAGTTTTCGCGCTCGCTTTCCAGCTCTTCGATTCTGCTCATATTTATTCCTCCTTGTTTCCTTCCTCCACGGCGATCTGCCGCAGTTCGTCAATGTGCTCTTCCACCGCCGGGCGCAGGAACGGGCGGGCTTTCATGCCCCGGGTAAAATGCCATTTGCCGTTGAAGTCCTTCCAGACCCACGGCGTTTTTCGTCCGTTGCCCTTCTCGGCAAATACGCCTGTGCCCAGCTCCACATAGACGCTGTAAAACAGATTGCTGCCGATGGTCACGGTCTTTTTTGCAAGGTCGAGGGCGTAGGTCAGGCTCTGCTTGAGCGCACCGCCCACATAGCCCTGTATGCCAGTGCTTTCCTCCGTGCCGGTAGGAACCAGCAGCTGGGCATAGTCTTGCATCTTCATGCCCCAGATGGTCAGCACCCGCTCTGCCCACGAGTCCAGTGCCTCATGCAGCTGCGGGGTGTTGTCGGTGAATTTGATGTCGTAGTTAAAGTTCACGGCTTATCCCTCGGTTCTCGCTTTTTCTTTAAGATGCGACCGCACTCAGGGCAAAAATTCAGCTGTCCGGCACGATGCGTTACCGTACCGCACACGCCTGCGCCTTTCCTGTGCGTTTTTGTGATAAGACTGACTTGAAACGTGGTGTAAAGGCCGTTCTCTCCTTTGGGGGAATTTTCCTTCCACCACGCAAGCCTCTCGCAAAATTTGCAAGGCTTCTTCTCATCCATGCTTTGCAGCCTCCTTTCTGCGTTTTCGCTCTTCTGCCCACCACATTTGCTCTTTTTCCTTTCCGCCCTTGGATTTATACCACTCGGTGTAATCCATGACGGGGGTTGTCTCTTTGGTCACATTGTCCCGCTGCATGGCGTTCTGCCGGGGATACTTGCCCAGCGCAGAGGACAGCACACAGCGGCAGTGGTAAACCATCTCCGGCGCGGCGTTGGGGTCTCCGGGGTGCTGTATCTTGTAACCCATGACCTTGAACGGCTCGTCAAGCTCTGCCGTCTGCTGATCCAGCAGGCGGTGCATCTCGCGGGTGCGGTAGTCGTGGGTGGAGTTCCACCGCTTTTTGACCTCGATGCCCAAAGCCTGGGCGTTGCGCATCTGCTGCAATGCCCCGGCGTTTTGGGCGCCTGTGAGCGCCGTGATGGCGTTGTTTATGGCCCAGTGGATCTCTGTATCAGCCATACCGTTGACGGCCTGCACAGCGATGTCGTGGACGCTCTTGCCCTGCACGATGCCCTGCATGACGTATCGGTTGAACACCCGGGCATCATAGGTGCGGTTGCTCTCGCTCTTGATGCGCTTGTTTGGCACCAGCTTGGGGTTCTCCTTCAGCAGCAGCTTGACTGCCTCGGTGTTGTACAGGGTCAGTCCGAACGTCACGCCTGCGGCCTGTTCCAGCTCGTAGAAAGCCCAGTTTGCGCCAAAGGAAAAGATGTTATATTGCTCGTCCCGGGCCAGCTTGTAGGCCGTCTCTTGGGCTGTGGTGCAGGTCTGCGTGATTCCGTCCAGCTTGGCGTGCATCAAATCGGACTGAAAGACCTGATTTTGCAGCCAGATGCGGTAATCCTCATCAGTGATTTCTCCTGCATCCAGCTGCGCCCGCTTGCGCTCATCCAACGCTCGGTACTTCCCAAGAAACTCGGTGAGCTGCTCGGTCATCTCCCGGCGGGCAGTGCCGTACACCCGGAGGATGCGGCGGCGCAGGCGGTTCAGCTGGCGGGTGGAAATGCGGTCACGGTCGGTCATCACTCATTCATCACTCACTAAAAATTGTAGCGGGTTTCGGCATTTCCGCCCAGTGTGTAACTTCGGCATAGTCATAATCTACAACCTGAACGTATTCCTGCCAGTCGTGCACCCATCCTAAACCCTCAGCGTAATGTCCGCTGGTCGTTCTTGATTCAGAAAAAACACCTTTTTCTTGTTGCTCTCGTGTGTCCGCGTAGCAAACCGTAAGGAGATATTCTTCAAGCTCACCTTTTTTGTGAGGTGGAGGAAGCCCTTCTTTCTTGATTTCATGCCAAACAATTTGATCGCAAGCTTTTTCGGTAGCTCGAACAAATTGTTTCAGAAGTACCTTTGCTTCATCGGCAAAATCGACCTCAATTTTTCCTTCTACCGGAACTTTAAGGTTCGCCATCGTCTTCGTCCTCCTCGTCCACGGTCTCCTGCTCTGCGCTCTCAGCCATCAGCGCGGCCTTGGCCTGCTCCTTTTGTTCCGGGGTCAGGTTTGGCAGCAGGTCGATGGCCATGTCCTGCCCGATGATTGGCGCTTCAGAAATCACCGTTGCCACTTGTTCAGCTGTGTTGGTGATCTTGCTGCGGTTGAATGCCGGCATAGCGTTGTCAAAGCCAGCCAGTGCGCAGATCTGCCGGATGAACGGCTTGACCTGAGCCTCGAAGTCGTCTGCGTTCTGGTTCAGCGGTTCATAGGCCGCATCCAGATGGTCGTTGGTGCTGTCTGCGCTCACACAGTGCACATCCAGACCGCCGAAGTCCTCATACACCCGGGTGTGGAGCAGCTCCAGCAGAGTCTGCCGGGCCGTCACAGGGATCTCGGTGGTGTAGGGGGTAATCTTGCCGCCCTCGCTGGTGTCTGCGCCTGCAATGTGGTACAGATTCAGCTTGACAAGAAACTCCTGCAGCTCGCCATCGGTCATGCCGTTGAAGTTTTCGCACAGCCAGTAAATCTGTGCGCAATCCTGCAAGTCGCTGCAGAAGCCGGACGTCACCAGATCGGTGCTGTCGATGTAGGCTTTCAGGCCTACGAGGGTGCTTTGATGCAGGTCGGATCCCCACAGCGGCACCACAGGCAGAGTGCTGTAGTTTTCCCCCTCCACGCTTTCCAGCCCGCCGCCGGGGGGGGAGACGGTCACGCTCTTGTATGCCTGCTTCGGGGCCGTCTCCTGCATGGTGCTGCCGATCCTGCTTTCCGTGTACTCGGTGTAACCGTCCTCTTCGTACAGGACATAGTGCATATCCGTGTCAGGGTTCAGCCGCCAGAACCGCACCCCGGCCCGCATGGAGCCGGTGGTCTCATCGTACAGGGGCGCAAACTCGGTCAGTTTGAACACCACCAGATGGTCGCTGTTCCAAAATCCAAAGCTTTCGCCGTGAATCAGGGCAAAATATCCGGCCTTCTGGATCTGCTCGTCAAATTCAGCCCCCAGTTTTTCTTTGTCCACGTCCTTATCCGCAAAGGTGACGCCGTTTCCCAGGGAGTAGGTGGCACGCTGCTTGTTGAGCCTCCGGAAGAGATTGCTCTTGACCATATCGGGCCGGGGTACATCCTGCCGGGTGTTTTTTGACAGGCGTTTCAGCATCAATGCGTAGGCCTGAGAAAAGCGTTCAGCCCCCGGGTTTTTCTGGGCGTCGTACAGGTCGGCGTCCATCGCCATCCTGTAAGGGCCGGAAGCGCAGTGCTGCTGCACGAATCGCCGGACAAAATCAGCCTGTTCCCCGGCGGCTTGCGCCTGCTGAAAGGTCTGGAATGTGTATACAGTGCTCAAAATCAATCCCTCAGTTTCACAAGGCGCTTCGTGCGCACAAAATATCGGATAGCGTCCATACAGTGGTCGTTGACCTTCAGCACGGCGTCGTCTTTATCTGGGTCCCAAGCGTACACGCCGAACTCTTCCAGCGTGTGCTTGCAGTCTTTGTATATCTTCAGCCGCCCGGTCTGCAGCATGGTCTGCACGTCCAGAATGCCGCTCAGAACGTCGTTGTTTGCGGGGGTCTGTGTAAAGCCATTCTTGCGCAGTTCCGTAATCAGGGGCAGGGCCGAGGGGTCTACTATGACCCTTTCCGGCTTCAGGCCGTTCAGCCACGATTTCAGGTCTGTGACGTACTCGACCACGGTCTTTTGCCGCTTCTGCTCTCGCCCGCTGTAGTAATACTCCCGGGTGACGATCCAGCAGTCTGCATCGGCCTTTTTTTGGAGCAGCAGGAACACCGTTGCGTTCTGGGTGCCGAAGTCGCACGCCACATAGGCGCTCTTCGGGGACAGCTCGGGCAGCACGTCAATGACGTGTTTTTTGGGGTCGAACATGTCATATACAAGGCCCTCTGCCACCGTCCACAGGCCCAGAATGTAGCGCTGGTAGAAAACTCCGCTGTACTGGCTGCGGTATCTGTCCTTGATGTCCTCGGAGAGCGACAAGTTGTCGTCCATCGTAAAGTGGAGATACATCATCTTGCGGGAACGGCATTTCCGCACCCACTCCAGATAGAACCAGTGCATCGGGCTGCCCGGATTGCAGTTGAACCAGAACTTTGACCCGGTGACGGAGCATCGGGCCGTGGCCTGATTGACAAAGCTCTTCGGCATCAGGGCCACCTCGTCAAAGAATGCCCCAGCCAGCGTGATGCCCTGGATTAGGTCTTGGCTGCTCTCGTCTTTGCCGCCGAAAAAGTAAAACTCGTTGGATTTGCCGCCCTTGCTGACGGTCATGCAGTTTTCTGCCCGGTGCTCCTTGACATTGTAGCCACGGGCTGCAAGCTGCTGCTTGAGCGTGCCAAGCACGTTTCGCCGGAAGCTGGCAATGGTCTTGCCGCACATGGCAAACTGCTGGCCGCTGTAGCAGGTCATGGCCCACTGGACAAAAGAAAAGCTCATGGCAAAGGTCTTGCCCGAGCGGATAGCGCCATCGGCAATGATGCCGTTGTAGCCGCTGTATGCGCTCTGCGGTGTCCACCAGCTCAGGACCTGCTTTTGCCTCTGGCTGAGGGCTTTCCAGCGAAAGCCGTTACTTTTCCGCATTGTCGTCCTCTTCCTTTGGCAGAAGATCCACATCGTCAGGCGGGCTGAGGTCTGCGGCGGCATTCAGGGCCTCCACAAGGCCATCGTCCGGGACTTCAACGCCGCTCTGACCTCCCAGCATGGCAAACTTGTCCACAATGGTGCCGAACGCCGTTGACAGCTGCGGCAGTGTTGCTTCCGCGATTTTGTTACGGTCTGCCATCGCCTGAAGGTACAGCCCGAGAAGATTCTGTGCTTCCCCGCACTTGCTGCCTAAGTAGGAAAGCATGTCCTGCGTGTTCTGCTCTTTTTTTAAGGCGCACAAATCCGCGCACTTTGGATTATCTTTCACGATTTTCCGCACAGTGCTTTCTGCCACGTCGTTCAGCTTTGCGGCTCTGGTGTAGCTCTGCAGCTGCACATAGTCAGCAATGATCTTCTTTTTCTGCCTGTCTGTCAGCCGCTTCGCGCTCACCGCCACCACCTCTCTAAATTCATGCAAAAGAAAAACCGCCCGGAAATCCGAACGGTCAAAATATTAAAATAAGCAGCGCCCCGCATTCAGTTGCGTTGGACAGGCGTCAAACGGTGGGCGCTGCTGTGTCCGGAACGTACGCCGCCAGACACCCGGCGTGCTGCGCGGCCCCCTCCAGGGTACGCAAATGGCATTCCCGGCAGGGACCGAGCCTGCAGCCTCTGGTTTTGGAGACCAGCGCTCTACCAATTGAGCTACGGGAATATAAAAGCCGCCCTTGGAATCGAACCAGCCGTGTCTACACACACGCGCCGCGCTCCAAACTGCGCTCAGGCGGCCATATAAAAACAGCTCCGGTTCTCCGCCGGGGCTGTTGGTTGGCGCACATCCTGTCAGGAAAGCTACACCTTGGCAAGGATTCTAAGGCCTTTTCTTGGCACGGGAGGTTGCACGTGCGGCCTTGCGGGTTGTCTAGTCCATGCGCCATACGGTGCGAGGTTACGGAGTCGAACCGTTCCACAAAACTGCCAGCCCCGTTATGTGGCTTCCCAAACCTCGCATAGAAGCAGCCCGCGAAACGTGAAGAGAGAGCAAAGCCCAATACCTGCAAGCAGAAAAGGAGGAAAATGCCAAGAAGGGACACGTTTCGGAGGCCGCGTGCATCGGTTTGCCTTTTGGCTTTTCCGATGATACAATTTTACACCATGCGATAGTGAAACCGCAATGTAATGACAGTGCAATGTTTTTTAAAGGCTCAGCTCCTCCATTGCTTTGCGCCGCAAGACATAGACCATGCGCAGAGAGTAATTCATATCTTTTGCGACCCTGTCCCACGTGAGACAATCGAGATAGTACTTGTACAGCACCGTGTATGCTTTCTCGTTCTGGATCTGGTCGAGCGCGTTTCTGATCTCGAGGAACAGCCTGTCGCAGACCGCTCTTTGCTCATAAGCGCGGCGCTCCGCTTCCTCCTCACGTTCCACCGCCCGGGCAAGGCTCTGACCATCTTTGCTTCCGCCGGGGGCAGCGCTGAGGCTCTGGGTAATGTGCCGGGTGGCCTCCTGCGCTTCGGCCAGACGATCAGACAGCAAATAGTATCTCTTTTCTGCTTCGCGGTAGCGGTTCAGCCACGCCTTAACGGTGCGGTAATCGGTTCCGTCCGGCTTCTGAGTGTCAGGTATCCGTGTGCGGGTCATTGTTGCTCCTTTCTTCAAAATCGTAGCAATATTCGGGCGGATTTATGTATCCTTCTTCTTTGTCACCGCTCTGGCAGATATAGTGATATCCGGATTCTGATGCCCCAAATTTTCGCTTTAAGAATACGCACCGGTCGCAAAGGCAAGGTTTGTTTCTGTTGATCCACCGCTTAAAATATTCAATTGGGTTGCCATCGCTAAGAACAAACCAAATGAAAAGCCCTGCAAGTGTTGCCATAAACAGCGTGCTTGCAACTTCAAATAGCATATCAAGCATTTTATCTCTCCATTTCTTCAATCTCAATTTCAACCCTTGGGTTCTTCCGGTCAAGCTCCACCCGGCTTCCATCGTGGGCGGCAACGATCTTGCTGTTGTCGTCCTCCAGCACGCGGGCTTTTACCAGAATGTCTGTTGTGGCCTCGATGAGGTTTGCCAGATCGACCCGGCGGGCTGTCTTCATGTAGTACACGCACCTCACGTTCACACGGGCAGATATGGGGCTGTTCGGCCTTTTGATTTGCCGCAGGCAGTCCGTCTCATAATCCACATAAACCTTGCTGGGGGCCACGAATGGAGTCCCGGAGCGTGTGCGGAGAATGCGTGCAGAATTTTTCTTTGTGCGTGGTTCGCCGTAAATAAGAAGATGCATCTTCGATTACTCCTCCGCCGGCGGCTCAGGCAGCGGCATCCAGTGGGTGACTTCATAAAAATTCCCGCTCCCGTCATGCCACAGGTTTTTACCACGTCCGCAATCACGCACAAAGTACGCTTCAAAAACGAAGTTCCCATTTTTGCTAACAGCAAGGAAATCATCGCCTTCGTCGGCATTGGGCAACCTGTCCTTGGTGCTGATCCACTGCGGTCGCAGCGTTTCCGGGTCGATGGTGTCACAGCTTTCGACCACTTTTTTCACGTCTTTAAAAAGCTCCTGCTTTTTATAAACCATGTTAATCTGTCGATTTCCTTCTGCCGCAGCCATCGCGAGATTCCATTCTCTATAACACTTGTCCGCATTTTCAATTGCTACATTTGCATCAATCAATCGTTTATCGCTCATAGTTTTCCTCCTGTAAAATCATCTACGGTCATCTGCACGGACTGCTCCGGCACATCTTCCCAGCCTATGCCGATGTAGTCCAGAACGCGCCCCCAGCCGTACCACTCGCCGTTTTCATCGAGGCAAACGTGCTTCATCCAGAACTCCCACTCTTTGGGGTTGGTCTCCCGCAAGATGTCAAAACGATGCGGTCTTCCTTCGACGTGGATGCCAAAGCCGCACATAGTGCAGCCGGTGCGCTGTGCCTTTGTGGTGTACAACTTTCCGTCCCTGTCCTTCGCAATTTCGCCATATTCGGCGGGAATAGGAACGTTCAAATCAAGCGCAAGCTACAAAATGTCCTGTCGGTCAAAAATAGCAAAAGGCGCGCTGCGGGTGGTGGTCTTGCCGAAATAGTTGCATCCGTGCATTTTCAGGCTTTTCTCGCGCCGCCCGCCCTCGCTGGCCATAAGGCCCATATAGGGCACGCTGTTGTGGTCTCGCGCCCAGTCGTTACAGGGCTTTTCCTTGAGGTAGTAGCAACAGCGGTCAGACACCTTGAACGGGGCCGCCTGATACCCAAGCGCCGCGCCCTCCGCGTCTGCGCCGCCAAACAGGTCGAGCCACTTCTGCGGCAGCTTCATGCGGCTGTTCTTCTGCCAGCCTCCATATTCGCCGGTTTCCCCGGTAATGATCGCATGTCGAACGGTTGCGTTTTGCTCTGTCGGGTTTTGCAGCAACATGATCTTGCCTGCCTTTTCCTTGCTGATCACAGGCCAGCCAAATTCCTGTAAGACCTGAACCTTACTTTTCAGCGGCTTCAGGAACACGAAAGACGGCTTTTCTCCATCGCCCATCCATCCCTTGTATTCTTCTTCCATTTCTGCAGCGATCCGCTTGTGTACCTGCTGCACGCCCTTTCTCTCCAGCAATGAGCAGGACACACAGGTGACTGGCAGCCCGATGCTCTCCAAGAAGTAATGCAGCGTGATGGAATCCAGACCGCCCACGGATAGGTGCACGCCCTTTTCGTGCTCTTTTGCCCAGTAGTAAAATGCCTCGGCCATTTCCTGCGCGTGCTCTACCTTGCGCTTGTATTCCCACTTCTGCATCGTCTGAAAACGCTCAATGTTTGCCAATGAGCCATTTTCAGCCATAATATCCTGTACGGTTTTCATGCTTTTCTCCTTTTTCTGGGCGGGTGTTTTCCTCCCATCCATCCTTCTTTGTTGAAATCGTTACGGCTGATCCGCTCCGCCGCGTGGTTACCGTTGGTGTAGATGCGCTGCGCTTTCAGCTGACGCTTGTACTCGGCGTACTTCGGGCAGCTGTCGTGACAGATCGGGTGCCGGTCGGGGCAGTCTTTGCAGGGTTCAAGTTTTACCATCGGTCTGCACCCCGCTGTTCTCCTTGAGCATGTAACCAATGTGGTTCAGTGTGGTATCCAGCACCTGAACCGTTTGCTCTGCCCTGATTGCGTACGAGTACCCCCAATTTCCGCTCCCGTCCAGCCCGTCTTTCCAGTCGGTCAGGTACTTTTTCATAGATTCCGCGTCAATCACAGGCACTGCCGGTTCATCTTCCAGCACATCCATCGCGTCCATAATCTGACACGCGCGGCATCTTACGCCGTTGTAATTTTCGCAGCCACAGCAATATGCTGCTTTGATTTTTGCGATGGCTTTTTCGCGGTCGATATATTCGCTCATTTTTCAATCTCCTTCCTTGTCAGCTCGCTCACTCGCAGCCTTGCCGCTTCACGGGGGGCAGTTGTGATATCGGCCTGAGCCTGCTTTAAGAATTCGGCACGGCGGTATGTGAGGTCCGGCATTTCAGCCAGCTCTGCCAGTCCTCCCACGCTCCCGGCATAGGATTTTGCCGCCGGGGGGAGTTGGTCATACAGGGCTTTCAGCTCTTTCTGTCCGTCACTACGCAGCAGCCCGCCCTTTTCATCAATGCCGGTCACCATCGGGAACTTGCGCCAGCTCAAAAATGTCTGTGCCTTGCGTGCCGCTACAGCCAGAGCTTCCCATTCAGCGGACGGGTCAAGACACTGGGAAAGCTGCTTGAAGATGTCGGCCACCGTGACCGGATAAACGCATACCCGGTTTGCCGCCAGAAAAGCCCGCTTGACAGTATCGCCGTCATAGTCGCCAAACTGATACGCCCACACATCGATAGTGGTCTGCATCTCCTCATCGGTCAGTGGCTTGGAACCCAGCTTGTACAGCACAAAATTCATGCGGATCAGCTTTGCCACGTCTTCCCGCGTCATGTCTCAAACCCTCTTTCTCTGTCCATCTTCGCCAGCACCCGTGCAAGCTGGTCGTCTACGGTCTCGGTTGGCTGCTTGCCTCTCGGTCTGGCTTGTCGGCTTTGTTCGTTGGCTTCCACGTCTCCCAGCGTGCGCAGGCCGTCCCGTTTCCAGCCGGACAATATGCCGTTGATGTAGTTCCACGAGCGTTTTCCGGCTTCTGTAGCCTTGTCAATCGCCAGCAGGATCATCTCTGTGCTGTACTCCTGCCTCCACTTCTGCAGCTTGTCCAGCGCAGAGCGTGGGAAGTCCCCAACGGCCTGCTGATAATGCTGGACGATCTTGGAAAGTTCTACGTCAACGGCGGCGGGGGCGTCGCTATTATATATATCCCCGTTAGGGGATATACCATTACCATTTACATTACCATTTACATTACCATTTACATTACCATTACCATTTACAGATACAGCCGGATTTGCCGCGTTTTGCTGTTTTTGCTCGTCAAAGTCGGCATTTGCCGGATTTGCCGCGTTTTGCTGACGTTTGCCGTTTGTAACTTCTGCACCTTTACGCCCTGCGGCAGCTCTCTTTTCTCGTTTTTCGTTCCATTTTTTAGAATTTGATTCCACAGCCTCGGACATAAAATCCCACGCCATTTCGAGCTTCTGGTCGTCCTCAAAATTCGGTGGATCGGGGAAATCAAGCAGCGCATCAAAAATCCTGCCTTTTTGCTCCAGAGACAATTTCCGCAATGGCTTTTTCCATGACTTGTAAATGACTATGCTTTTCTGTTCTTCCTCTTTCAACCGCTTTCACCTCCTTTGCACGCCCGTAACGCCAGATAGCACAGCGCTTTGCCGGTCATCAGAGCGGCAGGTCTCCTTCGTCTGTGATCTCGGCAAAGTCGTCCGGCTCGCCCTGCGCGTAACCGGCCTGCGGTGCGCTGTGAGAGGCGTTTGCCTGCTGGGCATAACTTTGCGTCTGCTGGTCGAAACTCTGCACAGCGGGCTTGTCTGCAGCCTTGGAGCCTGCAAAGCTCACATTGTTGGCCACGACCTCGAAAGCGGTACGGTTGTTGCCGTTCTTGTCCTGATACTGGCGGGTCTGGATGCTGCCGTCGATGGCAATCAGGCTGCCCTTCTGGAAATACTTGCAGACGAACTCGGCAGTCTGCCGCCATGCGACAATGTCAATAAAATCGGCCTTGCGCTCCTCGCCCTGGCGGACATAGCTGCGGTCGCAGGCGATACGGAAACGGCACACGCTGGTGCCCTGCGTGGTGGTCTTGAGTTCCGGGTCCGCCACAAGGCGGCCCATGATGGCTGCAACGTTAAGCATGCATCAATCCTCCATCGGGGCTTCGTAAGATTCACAGTCAACATTTGCACCCATGAGGACCTCCGGGCACTCCGCACGGGCAAAATAAGCGGCTGCGCGATACTTGAGCATCATCTCGGTCATCTTGGGCCAGAAGCTGTTGGGCTTGTCCCACCACCCGGAGTCCTTTGCCATTTTAACCGTGACCTTCGGCCCCTCGATTTTCTCACCGGTGACCTTGTCCACACCGATCAGGCGGCATCCCCAGTTGTCCTTGCCTTCCTCGCCCTCCATGCGGTAGCGGGTGCGACCGGCAAACTGTCCGGAATTATCAATCAGGGCTTTGCAGCTCTTGCCGCTCCAGGACGGATTACCCCGCACGACATACAGATTCTGCATGACGAAGGCCGGGTCCATGCCCATTCTGGCTGCCATATTGCAGGCAACGGCACAGGCAGCGACGTTGCCTTTATAGCTCTGCGGAACCATGCCGTCCGGAAGCTGAGCGTAGGCTTTCCCCATGCTGCAAGCAAGCTTCCAACTGCTGATTGCGGCGCTCGCGTTGGAATTCTGAATGGTGGTTTCTTCTGAAATTGCCTGGGGGATAGCATTTTCATGCACCTGCGCAGGCTGTTGCTGTTCGACAGTGATTAGTTTGGCAGCGGTATCAGGCATGGTGGATTTCCTCCTCTGTGAATTTGATTTGAATGATATTTGCAAAGCGCTTGATCGCATCCAGATCCGACTTTGTGCAGTGAAACACAATTTTGCGGTCGCGCGGCTCTTCGTGCTCGGTAAAGCTCATAAATTCGCCGTCATTGTATTCGTCAGGGTCAAAGTCGAACTTTTCCATGGGGTCTTTGAAGGACACAGACGGCTTTACAAGGTTTATCACATTCGGATTCTGCTGAGGCCCCTTGTAGTTGTCTGGCAAGCCATTGATGACTGCCTCATGCAGCAAGGTGCGGTACTCATTCCCGTAACAAAAATCAATGCTTTCGTACGGTTCAGGCATGACCTCCGCGCCGCCCGCTGCGTGGATGATGTCAATATCGCACATCATCCTTCCAACCATCCTGTAAATGTTGTCAATTACGGCTCGGCTGAAAGTATCGTCCATGTGCCCTTTTTCGGCGAACGTCGTGAAAAAGGACACTGCGTGGTTGATCTCGCTTGCGAGGTCATTTCCGGCATTGATGAGCCGGAACGTCATGTGCTGCGGGCCGACATAGTAGTAAATACCCTCGGCCTTGTTGGAAAGGTCTTTGACGCGCTCCCTCTTGGTCATACGCTTCATGCGTTCTTTCTGCATAAATATTCACCTCGAATAGATCAGGTTGCCCAGGGCGTCCTTGACGTCGATCTGGCTGTATTCACCGGTCTGGATCTGCTCATCTGCCCAGTGCTGGGCGTCCGCGCTGGCCTTGACCGGCTCGCCCTCAAAGCATTGCACGTCAATGCTGCAGTGCTCTTTGCGGTGTCCATAGCAATAGTAAAATGCCACGTCATGCATTGTAAAAACCTCCTGTTTGTGATATCTTTGTGGTGATGGGCGGCGAAACTCATCACCCTTTTGGCTTGTCCGTGTTGGAGCACGGGCAGGCTCTTCTTTTTTTGCGGCGTATCGGCGGAAGACTGTCCAACTCATCACGTCGGATGCACTCTTTTTCAAAAATGTACTTGCGAGCCCGACGCCTGCCGTTGCGGCTGTGGCAGCTCGCAGACGCAAAGCTGTTTGCGCTTTTGTAACCCAGCCGTCTGGCACACATCTCAGACGTACCGCAGGCAATCAGGTCTCCGGTCTTGGCATCGTACACGGTGTACCACATGACATGGAGGACAGTGTCAGGCATACGTGATCTCACCGGACTCCTCTTGCAGCATCTCCCGCACGTTGTCCATTTCTTCGGCGCACATCTCCCAGACGTTTGCCCGTGCGGAGTATCCGGCCCGGACAACAATGTCATCTGAGGCTTCGGCTTCTCGCCTGCAGCGTTCGGCAAGCCGCGTGTAGGATTTGACTTTGCCCTCAACGTACTCTTTGGCCGTCATCATGCCCCACGCTCCTGATTCTCCGGGTATTCCGGGTTGCGGGCGTGGGCGCGGTTGATCTTGCCGTACTTGCGCCGCTTTGCGGCTCTCTCCCTGTCCTCTGCGGCAAAGCCCAGACGAGCCAGCAGAACAGCGGCCAAAATCAGCGCCAGCGACACCGCAAACAGCGTGCCGGAGATGTATCCAGTGGTCTGCGCGGTGCCCTCTGCGCCCATAGCTGTGCCCATTCCAACGCCGCCAAAAATGACAGCCAGCCAGTAGTAAGTAGTAGATTTGAGTTTCATTCTTTCGGATCCTCCTTTGTATAAACCTTTTCGAGCTTGTAAAAATCCTTCACCCACGCCATAAATCCGGCACGGGAGATCAGCGGAGCCGCACTCTTGGTGTCAATGGATGGCACCGCCCATGCCGGGAAGCTGCCAGCCTGAATCATACCGGTAAAGATCGGCTCGCTCACTGAAATGTTGTTATCACGCATGATCTGGCAGCACTCTGCGATTCCCATGCTCTTCTTCACTGCCGCACTCCTCCTTTTTCTCTCTCAGCTGCTGCTTCAGCCGGATATGCTCCAACCGATCCGGCTGCCTTGCATCCCAGCGCTGTTCTAACCAGCGTTTGTTGTAGTGCTTCCTCATTCGCTCCACTCCACAAACTCGCCGTTTTTGAGGGTATAGTAAACGCTTTCTTTGATGGCAGAACCGTCTACGCGGGACATTTTGGCGCAGATCATGTGACCGTCATCATCGTACTCGGTCAGCACCAGATAGCAGCCCAGTGCGCCGCACGCCTTACCGCAAGCACCGTTTACAACGGCAATGCTATCTTTTCCGTCTGCTTTTGCGTTGCAATAAGCCCCAGTGGCTGCCGCCGTGCTGTAATCGCCGCTGGAACCCGCCGTGCTGTAATAGCCGCTGGAACCCGCCGTGCTGGAATAGCCGCTGGAACCCGCCGTGCTGGAATTGCCGCTGGAACCCGCCGTGCTGGAATTGCCGCTGGAACCCGCCGTGCTGGAATCG